AGTTGTAACTTCAAGTGGCATAATAGCATTCTGATCAAGACCTGGCTGTTCGCTAAGATCAACTCTTGTGCCACCAACTTCTTGCGTTACACGAGTATTGCTATTTTGCGTGATGCGCGTATCGCCGCCAGGAACAGGAATGCCAGTTTGTGCATTAACTGTATTGCCTTGCGTAATACGATAATCAGAAGATGCTGTTGTATAATCTTGAATACGAGGGTTTTGAATTGGAACAGGATCTGCAGGAACAACAATGGCACGCAATTGAGACTGCGGAACATCATTGCATTCGTTGCAAACAAGGATTCTCTTGTTTATTAACGAAGCCCCTGCCCAATCATATTGCCATTGCAAATTGACATGATTGTATAAAAAACCGCAGCGGTCGCAAATGCCAAATGCGCGAGGATTTCTTGCACTGACTCTGGCACGACCATGTGGTCTCATCTAAAATACCCCGCAATTTGAGGCGAGATATATTGCTGTGCAGTTTCGACATTTTGCATTGAAGCGATTTGATAGGCTTCATCAGCCATTGGCTTCATTATTACAGTTTTGTCAGGTGCCCAAATCTGAGCGAGGCGTTCAGCCAAACCGTAAGCCATCGCTTCAAGCCAAATTGGCGGGATATCGACTTGTTCTGTGCCATTCATATTCGCATCTTGAATACGAATCACGCGATAATATTTTAAATAAGTCTGAGTTCCGTCTGGCACTGGCCAAAGTGTAACTGTCGGGCTTAATAAACGGTCAAACCAGAAGGTTGTAGGAAAACCTTGCTGTGTTTTATTAGGATATGAAGCATATTCTGTGCGGCTGATTGGCAGAATAACACGATCAATCGCAGGAGAACTGTATTCAATGTAAGCATCGAGCATTGTTACGGTGCTTGCATCAACAGAATATGTTGCTGTTCCTTGAACTAAAGCAGTCGTAACAAGTTCAACCTGCCAAAGATTAACGCCCTGATTGCTCCAGCGCGTAAACATCATGTTTGTCGCAAGGCGTGCTGCGTCAAGATGTTCTTGCAAAAGAGCTGTTGGACGAATACCGATCAGCTGATAAGCATAAACAGTCAATTCGCCCAATGAAGGGTTGAATGTATAAGTTCCGCTTGTTGACATAGCGGATCCTCCGTTAGATCGGGCCGTTGCTCGACTGGAGGAATGTGGCAGTTACAGAACCTGTTCCGCTGCTGCTATTGAGAAGTATGCGTGCATATTTCGGCGCATAATTAAAATAGCTAAGAACAGAGCCTGTTTTGCCAACAACATTCGTATCAGCAGAACTGAACCAAGTCACAGAACCTATTGCGACAGGGCTAATCGGATCATTAGGATCGTCGAGCGTTTCTTGAATTGTATAATTCACCGTTCCACTGACGACAACTTGAACTGTAATTAGAGCAGGGGCGAAATCGTCAAGACGAACCCAACGACTACCAGCTGCGATTGCGTTGCCGGCAGTGCTGCCGCCAGCGGTTGTTCCGACAGTCACGCCACTAACGCTCGTTGATCCACTCGTTGAAATTTGCGTCACTGTTGCAAAATCAATCGTTGTCTCTACAGTTGAACCGCTCGTGCCAGTCAAGGTTTGAGAAACAACTGCGCCGTTAAAAGTTGTTCCAGTAATCGTAAAAGTTATGCCAGTGTCATTGCCGACGTTGGTAATAACAACACGACGAGGAACATCTAAAGTAGCAACGCCACCAGAAACTAAAGAGCCATTAAGAGTAAGATTTGCCGCACCAGATGTCGTCTGACTTACTGCAATATTATTTGCCGAAGCAGTCGCAAGAGGCCCGACAGTAACTGAAATGGCTTGCATTATCTTTTTCCTTTTGTATGTCCAGCTCTAGCTGCAGCCACATTATCAACTAAATTAGGATAAGGGCGACCTGCTGCTCTTGCTTTAGCTTTTGCAATTTTTACGCCTTTGACATTCAAAGCCTTATGCTTGATGTTTTTCGGCGCATCTTTTTCCCAAAATGGCTTGCTCATCAGCAATCCCACTTTCTAAGAGATTTGTTAATTCTGCTGTCTGGATCTGCTGCTTTTGCAGAGCCTGTTAATTTTTTCTTCATGCCAGTCATTCTAGCACAGAAAGAACTTCGCCGAGCTGCCGCTTTGGGGCTTTTCTTCGCTTGTTCTTTTGAAACTGGTGGCTTTAGATTATGGCCTTCTGCTTTTGCAGATGCACGTCCTTTGGCATTCAAACCGCCTTCAGGGTTTTTGCCTTCTGCGCGAGTCCATGCAGGGGATTTTGCCATGATAAACCCTTTTGAATAAAGCAGGGGCATTGAGCCCCTGCCAAACTTACACTACCAAACCTTACCGAAAGAATTAGTAGTGAGAAGCCTTACCACGAGGTGTGCAAGCTGCTGCTGAAGAAAGCACGCCGCCGCCGCTCTTGCGAGCAGGACGAGCAGCTTTCGACATAACAGTCTTGCCACCTTTTTTCATGCAGCTGCCACCTTTTTTGTAGGTTTCAGTGCGCACTTTAGATGCATCGACAACCTGCTTAGCAGAATTTTTGCCGACTGGACCATCAACAACGTAACCCATTTTGAGTCTCCTTACGCCTGTGTCAAGCCGAACAAGCCGCTCGCACCTGCGATGATTGCTGGATTTGGCGTTTGATACACGATCAGACGTTTCGTTCCATCAGCAGCCGACTGAACCGCATAAGTTCCACGAACATCGCCAGTTGTCGCTGATGGCGTCGTATTGACACCAGCAAGATAACCAGTTGTCGCAGTAATTGCGATAGGAGGCGTGCCCCAATAAACACTTACGTCTTGGTTGTTTTCAGTTCCAGCTGTCGTCGCGATGGCTTGGAAACCAGCGGAGTAAAGTGGAAAACCGAAAATGTCCTGCGTGCCGACAGTAATCGTAGCGCCACGTGTTCCAGTTGCTGGAGCAGTAACACTTGAGATATACTTGAACGCTTTTTTACCAGCTACAGTCGTAGCGCCATTGGCAGTGATAGATTCGGACATTGGATATCCGTAAATATCATAACCATTGACGGTGTAAACTGTGTTGTCCGTTGCAGCCGTTGTGATCGAAACAGCGCGGCCCAGCATACAAAGTGGATTGTAAATCTGAACAGTGCCGCTCTGACCGAACGGAATTAGCGGAATGCCGGACTTTCCAGCAACGCCAGTAATCGTCGTTGAAGTAACGGTCTGAGGCGTGTCAACGATATACGTTCCCGCGCCGCCAGTGCCTGTTCCAAAAGAAACGATTTTGGTGCCAGAAGTTACGCCAGTGCCGGAAAGAACTGAACCAACTGTAAATGCTGTGTTGGCAGTAACAGCTCCGACAGCCGTAAAGGTATTGCCGGAAATGGTACTGGTGGCAGACGATGCAGTTGGAAGGTCAATCCCAAGCAAACCAGTTACAGATGCACCAGTCGACATACTTGTGATGGAGCAACTAACTGTAATGCCAGCTGCAGTTGAGCTGACAAGCGTAAGCGAGCCAGCGCCAACAGGAGGCGTTTGCGATGCCGCAATATTATTTGCGGCAAGCGTTGATGGGTTGTAGTTTACTGTCTGGATTGCTGTTGAAGCAAACCAACCAGCAGTAATGTTGCCATTTGACTGACCAGGGTCATAGGCAGTTGTTGAATTGCGCTGGTCCAGGAGCCCTTCGCCAAGGTTAAATAGCGATGGGCCTTGTTCCGGGTTGTAATCGGACCCACCAGGGGTGGATCCGAAAGTTACAATGGGACCAGAAAATGCTGTTATAGCCATTATCTAGCCTCCATTAGGTCGGGGTGCTACCATAGATCGCGCGCCAGTTGTAGTAACCGAACGAATAACGCTCGTAACCTTTAACCAGCAAGTTGTCCGTAACGAAATCGACCTGCATGTCCGTCTCAAACTTGACGCGTTCCATATAGGACAGACCGTCAATGTTCGTGAGAAGGAACCAAGCGCGAGCAGACGTCAAGAAGTCGTTGACCATGTAGCCTTCTGGCAATCCGCCAGCAGTCATCATGATCGCGTTGACATCGTTGTCTGCAGTACCTGGGCGCAGCTCAGTTTTCGTTAAGCGGATCGCCGTTGGCTCGAGAGCCGCAGGAACAATCAACCGACGACCACGAGCGAAGACCTTGAGGCCAGCCTGATCGCGGAAGTTCGTACGGATCGCGATCATCGCGTTCAGCAACGTGGCTTCGTTAAGATCAACCTGAACTGCAGGCGTATTCGCAACAGTGCTACCATCGATAGGATGGTTGTAGTTAAGGAGCGACACGCCGTCACCGCCGACCGAAGCATTATACGTCGTGGCCGTATTCAATACGTTCGCGCCGTAAATTTCTTTGGTCTGCTGGAAGGACTCAATCAGGCCAAGATTTGATGGCATGAATTGGGTCTTATACAGGTTGTCGTCCACTGCCTTACGCGTGATCGCATAGCCGAGAGCAATTTCAGTATGCTCTTGGTTATAGACGTAGCGTTCGCCAGCTGAGTTGTCGAAAGCGGTCTGACCGCCTTCAGTCTTTAGCTGAGCAAGACCCAAGAAACGCATTTCAGCGGTGCGCTCGAGCGCCATCTTGGAATCGTGCTTCGTGAAGATCTTGTCATACTGACTTGGGATCTGTTCGTACTTGCCCTCAACCCCCCGGAGGCCCGGAAGGAGGAGGTCTTTAATGGCAGAAAGATTAACAGCCATAGTTACCTACTCCTGTTAGACGCCTTGGAAGTTGCGAGTGAAGACGTTGTTGAACATGACAATCGCCTGATCGTAAGCTTGACCATTGGTCAAAGTGCCCTGAACGCCAGGAGGTGCGTCATAAACTGCAACAATCTTGAATGGATAGTTCGCAAGCGTGCCAGTTGTTAGCGTCGCTGTATCGAGATAAGCGCCGGAAATACCATTGGCAGTATTGCCAGAACCAATCTTGAAGCCGATCGTGCCATTAACGTCAACAAGCGCAATGCCAGTGCTATCAGACTGAACAATGAACTTAGCATTCGGATCATTCACGATATAAGCGTAGATCGTGCCAGACTGCGGATCAGTGCCGCCTGGATAATAGTTCGACCATACAACACGCTTCTGAACGGCTGAAAGATATTTGCAGCCGACGAAAACGCCAGCAATGCCGAGGGCAGCTGGAGTTGACGTGTCAGCAGACTGCGTTACGGTGCCGTCATTGACAGCCGTTACAGGGTCGCCGAAGAAGATATTCGTAGAATTGTATGCAATAGGAAATAGAACCTGCTCATAAGTCGGGGCAGATCCGTTTCCTGCGTATTGACGAAAACCGAAAGGCGCATTTGTATTCGCCATGACGGGTTCTCCTTTTTACAGGAGTTCCTTCATTGCGCGCCGGGGCAATTATGGAACAAAGATTGAAAAATATCCCTTCACGCCGAGGAAGGGGATTAAGCATTATAACTCCAAATTTTGGAGATACAAAGCATTTTTATTCCGGGATCGGAATAGGTTCATAACCCTTCTTAATGCTTGGTTTTACCCGAGCATGATCGCGGGTCATTGTTCCTTCTGGAGTGCCGGCCAGCTGGGCCTCTTTGTAACGAACTTGATCGCGAGCTTTTCTGTATTCTGCAGCCTTGCGATCTTGCACGATCTCAGTTGGGCACTCGTAAAGAATCATGCCTTTGCGGAGAATGGTTTCTCCTGTATAGCCTTTCTGCATCATATGAGGATGACGTGATACAGGAACAGGACTCCAGCCAGCGCGTTTAAGAGCGATCTCGTAGGAAGGATCTTCAGCACCGTAAACTGTATGGCGTTTCCATTCATACGTCCAGCCATCTGGAATTTCAGACTCTGGAATAGCGAATTCATCGGTAACGTCAGTGATCTCTTCACCAAGATGGCCGCGCAACTCGGCAGCACGACGAGCAGCTCTGTCTTTTGAGCTTTCTTCACGCGGTTGACTACGAACTACTTCTGACATGCTCTTGTTCCCTTCTTCTGAGAGCTGTTTTACTGGTCTTCCGAATTTCTTAGGTTCCATGATCAATGACCTATCTTGCCTTCGCGCTGAAGCGCCTG